CGTTACCGCTGTTGATGATGCGGTACTGGTTACCACCAAGGGTGGTAGACGCAGCTTGCACGGAAGTTGTGGGAGAACTAGCGGTAGCCGTGAAGGTTATCGTGTTCCCCATAGGGGTGAAGGCTTGAATTCCCATTATTTTGATTCCAGTTGGGCGATGCGAGCGGTTAGTTCTTGAATAGATTTTATAAGCGGGGCAATCAGTTCGTCGTAACCAATCGTTAGAACATCGTTACCGCCAGCAATCTTGTGGTCTTGGAACCCACCAAAGTCAATACCCTGAGCATCAAGTACAGCTTTGACCTCTTGAGCGATTAGCCCGTGATGGAATCGGCTGCGTTTTTTACTACCGTCGTGCGTTAGGTTCTCAATCTTAGAGGCTTCGCGCCACGCAGCCATTGCTTCTGCATTTTCTACGTCATCAGGTCTTGCGGGTTTGTAGTCGTCCCGCATGTCCAGTTTGTAATCAACAGGGCGAAGCGCATTAACGAACGCAAGACCAAGTTGAGTGTCACGAACATCTGCCTTGTCGCGCAAGTCCGAACGGTTTTGAACGGTGCCGTAGACGTAGGTGGTGGTTGCAGAATCCCCAAGTTGAATTTGGTTGTCGCCGGTTACGGCAGCATCTGCGCCCAATCCAGAGCAATTAGTGTAGGTATTAAGGGTGGCTAGAGCTTGGTAACCAACAGAAGTATTAAAAGTTGCCGTTGTTGAAGTTGTGTCAACAAGAGCTCGATATCCAATAGCAGTGTTCCCAGCACCAATAGGACCAATGCCAGTATTATATCCGATACACGTATTGTTATTTTGAGTAGTAACACCCGTTCCAGCAGACCTTCCAAAAAAAGTGTTTTGAGTGCCACTAGTGAGTGAAATACCCGCGTTCATGCCAACAAGAGTATTTGCTATTCCGGTGGTTTGGGCATTGCCCGCATTTAACCCAAAAACAGTATTATTTGCTCCGCTTGAAATCCCGTTACCAAGCCTCAATCCATTAACTGTAGTGTTCCCGCTAATGACCGGAGTTGTAATTGTGGGGCTAGTTGATAAAACTACTGATGTAGTACCAGTAGAAGTAGTTACCCCGGTTCCACCGTTAGCTACAGCTAAAGTACCAGCAAGAGTTATCGCACCCGAAGTTGCAGTACTTGGTGTAAGTCCGGTAGTGCCAGCACTAAAAGTTGTAACCCCGCCACCACCACCAGCGTATTGCGGAATGTTAAGCACATTGCTTACAAACGTAGCCGCACCGCTTGTGCCAGTCGTTGTTAGCGTAATGGGCGCTTGATAGTCTGTTCCGGCTGCGGCAGCGGTAAATGCGCTAGTACCGTTACCTTTTAAAACCCCAGTTAGCGTTGTCGCACCCGTACCGCCGCTACCAACTGCCAAAGTCGCAGACAATCCTGCGGCTGTTCCGGTGGTATTTTGGTTTAGCGTAGGAATATCAGCGGCTACTATTGCCCTAAACGTAGGTACGCCATTTGATCCGTTTGGTGCAGCCAAAATGTAATTTGCTGTTTTGCTTGCGTATGGGTTTTGCGTATCTCCATAATTAGACGAAAGAGCAATTGTCGTAGCGGCACTACCATTAAAACTTGTACCGCTTAAAGGACTACTAATAGTCAGGACATTAGCTACAGACCCAGCCGATCCAGTTGTATTTTGGTTTAAAGTTGGGAACGTGCAATTTACTAGGTTACCGGAAGTTGGAGTACCTAAAACGGGAGTGACAAGCGTTGGGCTGGTAGAGAGAACAACTGAACCGGAACCAGTTGAAGTAGCAACCCCAGTACCACCGTTGGGTACTGTCAAAAAATTTGATAGAGTAAGATTTCCAATGACAGCAGTAGCGACGTTACTTGCAGTGACGTAAGAGCTTGCTACGTTGAGAGTCGTGATGTTAGCAAGCGTAGCCGTTAGGTTAGTAACATTGATACTTGTCACGTTGGCATTTGTGACATTGCTCGTGCCACTTGTTATTGTGACATTGGCAAGAGTCAGGTTATTCAGCGTAGTGACTGTGTTTCCTAGCAAGACAGACGTATTGCCGATAGTGATCGGCGTGTTGAAATTGCTGTCTAGTTTGGCAAGAGCGATACTTCCGCTAAGATTTGCAAAAGCAAATGGGACACTCATTAGAACCTCACTCTCAATTCGTGTTCAAACTCAAAAGTATTCACTGTGTAACCGGCGTTGTTACTGTTGATTGTCAAGCCAAGATACTTTCCGTATTGTTGGGCATCTGATTTGTACAGAGCATACCCGTAAGACGTCTCCCATCCAACCGTTTGCAAGCTATTGTTTTGCCACGTCACTGGTTGAAGGGAATTGTTAATCCAAACAACAAAGTTAGTGATTGTATAAGCCCCCGTAGACCCAAGGCCTTGCTCGTTGTCCACGCTGATAAAAAGCGTAGACGATGCTTGCAACTGAGCTTCAATCCCAAACTTCAGAGCCTGCTTGGTGCGTATGGGATCACCCATAGGCATCAAAGCAGTCTGAATCATTGATGCTATGTTAGCAGTAGAATTAGCATAGAGACGGTAGAGGTTTGAGCCTTCTGTCCCATATAGGCGAATGACCCCCGCTGTAGGGACGGAAGTGATGTAGTCCAACGCTCCTTGGGAGGTTAGAAACCACTTCTTCTCGAAGAACACGGCTTGGACCTTTCTCGCTCCAACTGCCGGGTCGTTGTAAGTGAAGGAGAATGCCGCGCATAGTATGTTGTTCAGTAAGACCTGGCCTCCGCTAATAGGAGAGGCAAAGTCTATGAGTTGAAATACCCCGTCTAAAGCGTCTGACAACTTGCTGGTAGTAGATCCGACCAGGGAATAGATCCCGTAGTCGTTCATAAACAGCACAGAGCGGAAAAACGGGTAGATGGCGTAGATACGCTTGGTCCCTACGCTTGCAGATACGTTGGTGTTGGTAAATAAAGTTTGACCGTTGGTGTCAACGCGAACGTCAGAGAAGACGTTGATGCTTGTCTCACCAAAAATGTACAAAAAATTATTGGCTGACAGAAGTGCACGGATGTTGCCGTGCAGCGTAGAGTCAGACAACGTGAGAGATCCAGCAGAAATGCTGGTGAAATCGCTGTACGAGTCTGCGGCAGAGTAGTAGACAGTACGTCCGGCAGCCACCCATGTTCTACCAGAAAACGTAGCGGTAGAAACCAACTGTTCTGTGTTTACAACTGCGGTAACATTAGCAGCAGTGGTAAATCCACCACCAGAAAGAGTCACATTGGCAGTCGTGTATCCAGCGCCAGGGTTGGTCATCACAATCTGTGAGACGGTGTTCCCTAGAACAATGGCAGTGGCAGTGGCAGGAGTGGTGTTAGCACCGCCGATAGCTACCGTTGGTGCTGACGTATAGCCAGAACCACCGTTGTTTAGCAGGATGCTGACTGTGCCTGTCTTGAACGTGACGATCTGAGCTATGGCATTAGCACCAGACCCTCCACCACCCGAAAAAGTTATGGTGGGAGATGACGTATATCCACTACCTGCGTTGGTCAGGGATACGCTGCTTACGCCACCAGTCGAAATGACTGCATTGGCAGTAGCAGATCCGCTGGAGAAAGTCACAGCAGGGACAGAAGTGTATCCAGACCCTGCTTCAACAACCGAAATAGCAACAACAGCGCCAGCACTGATGCTGGCAACCGATGTAGCCTGGGTTCCACCCGTGATGTTGGGTGCGCCAATGGTCACATCAGGCACAGCCGTGTATCCAGAGCCACCAGAAGTCACAAAAACAGATCTGATTCCACCAGATCCGGTGACGATCGTCGCAGTGGCTACTGCTTGCACCCCGTTAGCATCATTTGGTGCGCTGATCACTACGTTAGGTGCAGATGTGTAGCCAGAACCTGGGTTTGACACTGCTATCAGGCCAACAGACCCTATAGAGACTACGTTAGCGCCGTTCCAGCTTGACAACCCTTTGTCTGTATCGGCAATTATCAGTCTTTCGTTCTTCCACTGGGCTGCACTGACGTTTGCGTTGCTAAACGTGCCGCCAACGGCCACATTACTGGTCACATTGCTGGTCAGATTGAACGCTTGCGCCCTACCGTCTATTTGAAAACTGACTATGTAGTCAGATACATTGATGTTTGTAGACGTTAGGAAAGAAGTTGTGTTGCCAAATGCGACAACATTGCCTGTGCTGTCTCTAACGGCTTCTTGAGCAGGAACAATTTTGATGTTGGAGTCGCCAATAGGCATGGCGTTTTCCAACCAACCAAATTCACTGTCCTTGATGGCTGTTCGGTTGGCTTTTGTGTTTATGCCACCAAACGTTTTCAGGACAGTGTATCTTTTTTGCTGTTCCTGAGATGCCATGTTAGTAAGGACTGCTATACGGGTCCGGAATCCTGCGCGTGAAGACCGAATTCAACACGCTCTGCACTTGACGGTTGTACTGCTGGAGAAAAATCTCAGATTCACCGTAGCTTTGTTCTTTGTACTTTGCCTTGTAGGCCGCGTAGAACGCCACAGGAACCGTGTACGGGTCGTTGATAACGTCATTGACCGTAGGATTGGTCAAAACCAGCGGAGAAGGCAGGATAACCGTATCCACTTCCATGCTATAGGACTGGTCAGGGATAGGTGAGATGTAAATTTGCGATTGACCATACGTTGAGAAGCACACGGGCCGCCCAACGTAGTTTTGCCAGTAACGCAACTGGGCGTTGAAGTTCGTCCAGGGAAGGTAACGCAGAGGAATCCTAGAATTCCCCCAGTAGATCGTCAGGTTGAGTACATCCAAAGTCTGCGAACCATTAGGTAACGACGAAAACGGGATGACTTCTGCATTCTGAACGTACAGCAAACTAGCTGTGCCGTTGGTAAAAGCGGTTGACGGAGGAAAATTATATCCAGAAGCGGGGTACGGAGGAGATGTAGTCCCCAGCGTTCCACTTACTGTGACTTGGTAGATAAATATATTTGAAAATATGTACTGTCCTGCGGTGACAACAAGTCCAGCAGACCAGATAATTGCGGCTGTGCCGTCTGGTGCGAGTGGTGTAGTAGAAATTTGCAGGGTGCGCAGACAACCAGTGTCTCGTACTACCCTTTCACGCCCATCATTGACGTAATCCGTAATCTCTTCGTTAGACCAGAAGTTTCCATTGGCATCGTGTAGAAGCCTGCGAACGTCTGTGATATACGAATTTAGGGTTGCCATAGTTGCCTATTGTAACCCTCAGGAGACTTTTCCCCCTACCCCTACTTTTTTGACGGGTAGGGGTACTACGCCTACCGCCGAGGGAATGCGGTCCTGCGCTGAATGTTGGCCGATGCGAAACATAGCCAACCGTTCAAGTCCGATTTCAACATCCGACGAGTGGGTTGCAAAACCCAGACGGACTGCGTATGGGAGCTTGTCACCATCCTGGTAACCAAAGATGTGCCTAGCAGCCTCGATAGGGAC